ACTTTAGGTGTTAACACATTAAACAATCCTAAAGAAGAAATACCAGAAACAGAAGAAGAACTAAATTTACATATGCAATTAAATTATAAACAATCAATAGAGTTAGCCCAGGAGCAAGCCATTGATAATGTTTTTAATTTAAATAAATATGAATTATTAAAGAAAAGATTAGATTATGATATTACAGTTTTAGGAATTGCTGCTGTAAAAAATAGTTTTAATACTGCTGAAGGAATTAAATTAGAATATGTTGATCCTTCTGATTTAGTATATTCTTATACTGATTCACCATATTTTGATGATTTATATTATGTTGGTGAAGTTAGAAGAGTAAGTTTAGTCGAATTAAAAAAACAATTTCCGCAACTAACAAATGAGGATATTGAAGAAATTGAAGGCAAAGGAGATGGTTCCGTATTGTATAATCAAATAGGAACAAATTCAGCTGACAAAAATTTTGTAAACATATTATATTTTGAATACAAAACATTTGAAAATCAAGTATACAAAATAAAAGAAACAACATCTGGCGCTGATAAAGCAATAAAAAAAGATGACACTTTTAACCCGCCTAAAGATTCAAGAGCTAGATTTGAGAAAGTAAATAGATCTATTGAATGTTTATATACAGGGGCTAAGATTGTAGGCCATGATAAATTATTAAAATGGCAGAAAGCTGTTAATATGACAAGACCTAAATCTGATATTACTAAAGTTCAGATGAGTTATAATATTGTAGCACCTAGAGTTTATAAGGGCAAAACTGAATCGTTAGTTAGCAGAATGACATCATTTGCTGATATGATTCAAATAACACATTTAAAACTTCAGCAAGTATTATCGCGCATGGTGCCCGATGGTGTTTATTTAGATGCTGATGGTTTAGCCGAAGTTGATTTGGGTAATGGAACTAATTACAATCCACAAGAGGCTCTGAACATGTATTTCCAAACGGGTTCTGTTATTGGTAGATCAATGACACAAGATGGTGAATTCAATAACGGTAGAGTACCTATACAAGAATTAAGAGCTGGGGCGGGTGGTTCAAAAATACAAAGCTTAATACAGTCTTATAATTATTATCTACAAATGATGAGAGACGTTACGGGATTGAATGAAGCGAGAGATGGAAGTACACCAGACAGAAACGCTTTAGTCGGTTTACAAAAATTAGCGGCAGCTAATAGTAATACCGCGACAAGACATATACTTCAAGCTGGGTTGTATTTAACGTTAAAAACTGCAGAAGCAATATCGTTAAGAATATCTGATATATTAGAATTTTCTAATACTAAAAATTCATTTATTCAATCCTTAGGTAAAATTGACGTTGCTACTTTAACAGAAATAAAAGAATTGCATATACATGATTTTGGTATATTTTTAGAATTATCTCCAGACGAGGAAGAAAAACAATTGCTAGAAAATAATATACAAATGGCTATATCTCAAAAGCAAATAGAATTAGAAGATGCTATTGATGTAAGAGAAATTAGAAATTTAAAGTTAGCCAATCAGTTATTAAAATTAAGAAGAAAGCAAAAGTTTGAAAGAGATAGACAAATCCAAATGGAAAATATCCAAGCGCAGTCTCAAGCTAACGCTCAGTCAGCTCAAGCGGGAGCCGCCGCAGAAATACAAAAACAGCAAGGGATTGCTGAAAGCAAAGTACAAATTGCGCAAGCACAATCACAATTCGATATTGCAAAACTTGAAAGGGAAGCAGAAATTAAAAAAGAGTTAATGGAATACGAGTTTCAACTTAATATGAAGCTTAAAGAGCAGGAGAACCAGGTGATTAACAATAAAGAGAAGTACAAAGAAGATCGTAAAGACGAACGAACAAAAATACAAGCATCACAGCAAAGTGAATTAATAGACCAGAGAAAATCTGGTAAACCACCAAAAAGTTTTGAATCTGCAGGATTTGATAACTTAGGTGGATTTGGATTAGAACAATTTGATCCAAGATAAATTTTTAACAATTATATTTTATTATGTCAGAAAACATCAAAGTAGAAGCTTTAGACGTTGAAGAAAAGTCTATTGCTGAAAAAGAAGCAGATGTACAAAAGTTATCAACTAACGAAGATGGCGATTACACTGTGGATTTAGGAAAAATTAAAAATCAAAAAGAAGAAACAGATGCCGTTCAAGAACAAAAAACAGAAGATGGCGTGTTACGCGGAAGCAGCGAAGATGAAAAAGATGGGGAAGAAGCCAAAGTGGAACTGCAAGAAGTACAGCAAGAAAAAGTAGAAGAGCCTGTACTTGAAGAAGTTATTGAGGAAGAAGTTTCGGAAGAACCAGCTCCAGTAGCTGAAGAAAAACAACCAGAACAAGAAGTTGAACCGGTTGAAGAAACAAAAGAACCAGAAGTAAACTTACCAGAAAACATACAAGAACTGGTAAAATTTATGGAAGAAACTGGTGGAACTCTTGAGGATTATGTTAGACTTAGTGCTGACTATTCAAATGTAGATGAAAATACATTATTAAGAGAATATTACAAACAAACAAAACCTCATTTAAGTTACGATGAAGTATCGTTTTTATTAGACGATAAATTTTCATACGACGAAGAAGTAGATGAGGAAAAAGATATTAAAAGAAAAAAACTTGCTCTTAAAGAGGAAGTCGCAAATGCCAATAAGTTTTTAAATGAAACTAAGGAGAAATACTATAAGGAAGTCAAGTTGGGTTCCAGATTAGCTCCTGAACAGCAAAAAGCTATTGAATTTTTTGACAGATACAATAAAGAGCAAAAATCAGCTGAGGAGTTATCACAGCAGCAAACAAAACATTTTGAGCAAGAAACTAGTAAAGTTTTTAGCAATGATTTTAAAGGTTTTAATTTCAGTGTAGGAGACAAAAAATACCGTTTCAATGTAAAAGATGTTAACAAAGTAAAAGAAACTCAAAGTGATTTATTGAATGTTTTCAATAAATATGTCGGTGACAATCAAATGTTACAAGACGCCGGGGGTTACCACAAAGCTTTATTTGCCGCTTCTAATCCTGACAAAATAGCTAACCACTTTTACGAACAAGGCAAAGCCGATGCAATCAAACAAATGAGTGCAGAGGCTAAAAACATCAGTATGGACCCTAGAAAAACTTCTAGTGGATATGTTGAGGCTGGTGGAATAAAAGTAAAAGCTATTTCTGGGGATGATAATTCTAAGCTAAAATTTAAACTTAAGAATTATTAATCAAAAACTATTTTAAAAAATGGCAACAAACGCATCATTTGCTGGCCCATTGGCTGGCAGCATTTTAACTCCTTCGGCATCGAAGATGACTACACTAGGGAGTTACTTAGACATCCAAAACGACGGATGGGCTAAACAATATCTACCTGAGCTTTACGAAAGTGAAGTACAGAGATACGGAAACAGAACTATTTCTGGATTCCTTTCACAAATTAGTGCAGAAATGCCTATGTCTTCTGATCAAGTTATTTGGTCTGAGCAAGGTAGACTACACTTATCTTACAATGGTCAAATCAACCCTGTAACTGGTGTTGTTGATACGATCACTGGTATTGACTCTGGAGCTACTGAAACACATGCAGTAAGAAAAGGAGCAACATTAGTATGTGAGGTAAACAGCGTTGTATTCAAAGCTTTTGTTAAGGTTGGAGTTGAAAATTCAAACTCTCAATTAACTATTAAGCCTTACGGTGCTGAAAACGTTGATGACCTAGCTGGTATCGCAACAACAGACAACCAAGTAATTAAATTCTTCGTATACGGTTCTGAATTCAAAAAAGGAACTGCTAGTATGACTGAATCTGTTGAGCCTGGTTTCAAAACTTTTACCAACAAGCCAATGATTATCAAAGATCACTTTGAAATCAACGGATCTGACACTGCTCAAATCGGGTGGGTACAAGTAAGTGGTGAAGGCGGAGAGTCTGGATACTTATGGTACTTAAAATCTTCTGCTGACACAAAAGCAAGATTTGATGACTACTTGGAAATGATTGCTATTGAATCTGAAAAATCTGATTCAACAGCTGATTCTGACATTCCAGATGGTTCTCAAGGATTACTTTCTGCTATCGGTGAAAGAGGTATCGTAGCTACAAATCAATTTGACTCAGCTACTCCAGCTGCTGATAAGCTTCCTGAGTTTGATCTTTTATTAAAAGAATTAGACAAGCAAGGAGCTATCGAAGAAAATATGTTATTCTTAGATAGAGATGCAAATCTTTACATAGATGACTTATTAGCTGGTTTATCATCTGGAGCACAAGGTGGAACTGCTTACGGAGTATTTAACAACTCTGAAGATATGGCATTAAACCTTGGATTCACAGGATTTAGAAGAGGTTCTTATGATTTTTACAAAACTGACTGGAAATATCTTAACGATAAATCTACAAGAGGTTCTGTAGGATCTTTAAAAGGACTTTTAATTCCTGCTGGAACATCTTCAGTATATGACCAAAATCTAGGAAGCAATGTTAGAAGACCTTTCTTACACGTAAGATATAGAGCTTCTCAAGCTGATGATAGAAAATTAAAATCTTGGGTTACTGGTTCAGTAGGTGGAGCATCTACAATCGGTGATGACAAAATGGAGATTCACTATTTATCAGAAAGATGTTTAGTAGTTCAAGCTGCTAACAACTTCATGAGATTCGACTCATAAATTTGACGTAAAGTTTATCCCCACGGTAATAGTGGGGGTATTCTTTGCTTTTATTAATTATATTATATTATATCATGGCAAAAATTAAAGAAAAAGCAACTAAAGTTGCGCCTAAATGGGAAATTAAAGACAAAATATACGAATTGTGTATAAACGAAACGCCAATAGTGTACATGGTAAAATCAAGAGGTATACTATGGTTTGACGAAGAAAAAGGATATGAAAGAGAAATTAAATACTGTGAAAATCAAAAAACAGTATTTGTGGATGAAATGAAAGGACCGCAAAGATTATCACATATTATTTTTAGAGATGGTAATTTATACGTTCCAAAAGAAAAACAAACTTTACAAAAGTTTTTATCTATGCACCCTGATTTAGGGAATAGATTTATAGAACACAACCCTGTTAAAATAGCTGAAGATGATATTGATTTCATTGAATTAGAAATTGAAGCATTAACAACAGCACAAGGTATAGATGTTGATCACGCTGAAGCAATTTTGAGAACAGAATTGGGCGATAAGGTATCTAAGATGACTTCTAAGGAGCTTAAAAGAGATTTATTATTATTTGCTCGAAACAATCCTCAATTGTTCTTAGAATTAGCAAATGACGAAAACATAAATATTAGAAATGTTGGTATAAAAGCGGCGGAAAGTAATATTATAGTGTTATCAAACGATCAAAGAACATTTACTTGGGCATCGACAGGAAGAAAACTTATAACAGTTCCATTTGATGAAAATCCGTATTCAGCATTAGCTGCGTGGTTTAAAACAGATGAAGGTGTTGAAGTTTATCAAACTATTGAAAAGAAATTAAAATAAAATGCTTATAGTGGTTAGGCCGCAAATAAGCGGCTTAATCATTATATAAATAAATATAAATGGCAATATCAGTAAATAAAGTATACAGAACCGTACTTTCAATAATAAACAAAGAGGGTAGAGGCTTTTTAACACCGGATCAATTTAATAGAATCGGAAGACAAGTGCAGCTCGATTTATTAGAAAGATCATTTTTTGATTATAATAAAGCCTTAAATAAAGAAAAAGGAAATATAACAAATAATGAATATGCAGATATTCCTAAAATTATAAAAGAAAAAATTGATATTTTTTCAAAAGAAGCGGAATTACCTATAACAGGTCTTGGTGCAATAAAAAAAGGTGTTAATGTTAGGGTGCGTACAACTATAACAGGTGTTAGCATACCAACTCAAGTCACCGCTGGCACATATTCTAATTTAGCCACAACAACTACAGGTGGAGGAAGTGGATTAACAGTAACGGTTGTTGCTGCTACAAATTCATTTACAACTATTACCACTGTAGCTAACGGCTCGGGATATGCAGTTGGGGATGTTATTACAATACCTCAATCTTCTATGACTGGCGCTAACAATCCTTATACTTTTCCAATAGAAAGTACTGATATAATAGGTGGTAATGTGTTATTACCATCTGATTTATATAGAGTTATAAATATATCTAGATCAAATCGATCTGTTAATTTTGATGAACTTGGTAAATCCGAATACACTTATGTTAATTCATCAAAACTAACTGTCCCATCTAAAACTTACCCTGTATATTACAGAGGCTATAATGGCGTACATATAAGTCCTATAAGTTTAGTTGGCGAAAATCTTACTTTGGATTATATAAAAATGCCTTTAGACCCTTATTGGGGATATTCAACAACATCTAACACAGGTTATTCATATGAAGCTAATACGTCTAGGGATTTTGAATTACATCAATCTGATGAAATAGACTTAGTTATAAAAATACTAGGATTTGTTGGGATAATTATAAAAGATCCAACAATTATTCAAATGTCAAATGCAGAAGAAAATAAAATAATACAACTGGAAAATTAAAATAAATGGGATTAATTACAAAAACACATCAATCGTATTACAATAAATCACAAGGTTTTATTGGTACAGGTTCGCAAACAGCTTTTACATTAACTACAGCGGCTTTTGAATCGATTCCATCAAGTGTTGTTGTATTTGTAGACGGTAAAGAAATAAACACTAATAACTTTTCTTACAGCTCGCCTACGGTTACATTTTCTGGTAACGTTAGTAATTCAGATGTACTTGCAAATAGCGGGGCTCCTTTAGCTGGTAAAATTGTAGAAATTAAACCAGCAGGTGTTTTAAATAGATTTGGGGGGTACAGATATATATCTTTAGAAGATGCAATAAATAACTATATGGTTGCATTTGTAGGAGATGGTAAATTAATATCAAACGTAAAAAAATCAGACGTTGTATTTCATGCTAAAAGAGGAATACAGGAATTTAGCTACGACGTTTCAAGAACAGAAAAAATACAAGAAATAGAAGTTGGTACAAGTTTATCAATACCAATGCCACAAGACTATATTCATTATGTAAGAATATCTTTTATAGACGATGTAGGTATTGAGCATATTGTATATCCCGCAAGGTACACTTCAAAACCATCTGAGTCAATACTTCAAGATGATGACTACGGTTATTTATTTGATGCTGACGGCTCTTTATTAACAGGTACACCTGTTGTTGATGATAGATTTAAATCTTTTGATAATAGAAAAATATCAGGTAATTTTGCAGATGAGGATATTAGTTACGATACTAGCGTTGGTTTACAAAAAATAACTTCATATGGCGGAAGAAAAGGATCAAATCCTGAAACAACACAAGAAAACGGTGTGTTTGTAATAGATGAGTTAAATGGTAAAATTAGTTTTTCAAGCGAATTATCTGGACAAATCGTAACATTAAAATATATTTCAGACGGATTAGGAACAGATGATGAAATGAAAATACATAAATTTGCTGAAGACGCTATATATAAATATATAACATATGGTATTGCAAGCTCAAGAATTAATTTTCCTGAATATATAATTAATAGATTTAGAAAAGAAAAAAGAGCAGCAATAAGAAATGCTAAATTAAGATTATCTAGCCTTAAATTAGGTGAATTAGAACAGGTAATGAGAGGTAAATCAAAATTTATTAAACACTAATACATGCCAGAAATCAAAAATACCTTTTTAAAAGGTAAAATGAATAAAGATCTAGATGCACGTTTAATACCCAATGGTGAATACGTAGACGCACAAAATATTCATATAACCAAATCTGAAGGTTCTGATATTGGCGTTGTTCAAAATATAAAAGGAAATACAAAAATAGGTAATGTAACAGTTCCTGGAACTATTATAGGTTATTTATCAGAACCAGAAACTATAGGCTCTGGAAATAGAATATTTTATTTTTTAGCTGGTGATACACCTGCGGGAAATGGTATTTATCTTTACGAAACAAATAGTTCACAAACCCCTAACCCTAAAGCTATTGTTAGTGGTGCTTTTTTAAATTTTTCTGTTACTTCGCCAATAACCGGAGTAAATATAATTGATGATTTATTATTTTGGACAGACAACAATAATCAACCAAGAAAAATAAATGTTGAAACTGCTAAAAACAACACGTCTCATTATAATAATGAAGACAAAGTAAGTGTTGCTAAATATTTTCCTTTTAGCGCGCCGCAAGTTTTAAATGGCTCAAATACAGGTTTACAAAAATCAACTACCACACAAACCTGTGCTTTAACTAGTGGATCCCCTAATGTTGTTTTATCAGGCACTAATAATAATATATATGTAGGACAAGTGGTTTCAGGCACTGGATTACCAACAAATATTACTGTTAAAGTTAAAAGCATTACAGATAGCTTAAATATAGTTTTAACAGAAAATGCTCAAACAAATCAAAGTTCAACATCCTTAACTTTTAATTCAGAAAAAACTTTATTAGACGAAAAGTTTGTTAGGTTTGCTTATAGATTTAAATTTGCTGATGGCGAATATTCTTTAATATCACCTTTTACACAAACATGTTACATACCTAAAACATACAACACCAATGCTGGACTTACGGACGCAGAAATTAAGCAAGCTTATATTTCAACAGAAGTTGATTCAATGATTAATGATGTTTCTAATGTTTTTTTAAAAATAAGTTTACCTTCTGCGAATGTTTGGGAAGATTACGAAATTGAAAAAATAGAAATCTTATTTAAAGAATCGGACGATCCTGGTATTAAGGCTGTATCTGCTGAGTATGTTTTAGCTGATCATGAATTACCTACGCAATCATCGCCACCGACTTATAATTCGAATATATCTGGCACTACTTATACATACGAATATAAATCAACATTACCGTTTAAAACTTTACCAGAAGACCAAATAACAAGGGTCTATGATAATGTTCCCATAAAAGCAAAAGCACAAGAAATAGCTGGCAACAGAATAATGTATGGTAATTTTGAGCAAAATATAAATATTGGCGATGTTGATTTTGAAGCTTTTTTAGATTTTAGAACAAGTACAGATTCTGACCAAAATTGGAAAACACAATATCCTTATCAAACTATAAAATCAAGAAGAACATACCAAGTTGGTTTGGTTCTGGCTGATAAATATGGTAGACAAACACCTGTTATATTGCCACCGGATCCAAAAAAATCAACAGTTTCTGTACCGGCTTTTACAGGAGATGCAAGAACAAGTTGGACGGGTAATTGTTTAAAAATAAGTTTTAATACAAAGTTACCAACCGAATGGTATTCTTGGAAAGTAGTTGTTAAACAAACAGAGCAAGATTATTATAATGTTTATGCTCCTGCTGCAAAAGATGGCATTCCTGTAGTTGGTGCAACTATTCCAGATGGTACACCTACAGCTTATGTTGCGGGGGATCAAAGAACTTGGTTAGTGCTACATGGTGATAATATAAATAAAGTACCTAGAGATTCAAACATGAATATCCAGGAAGATTCAACTAGTCCTTCCAATATGAGACTTTATCCTCAAATAGCTAATGCGGACACTTTAAATACTCCATCTTTAGCGACTGGTTTAGTAAATGTTATTAGCATAGGAACAGCTAAAGACCAAAATTTAACAGGCGTGACTACTGCTAATGTTTCTGATGGTATAGTTAGTGGGTTGTTTTATGATGCAGCCAAAAACCCATTAGTAGCAGAATTACCAGATGGATATGGAATTACAGTAAGTGGAACAACACAAAAACTAGGTGTTTGGGAAACAAAGCCAGTTGATTCAGCTTTAGACATATATTACGAAACTTCATTGACAGGATTAGTGTCGGCATTAAATACGCAAATTGATCAAGGGTCATCTGGTGTAGCTAATATAAGCTTATCTAACAATACATTTTCCGAAGGTTTTGTTGATGGCGGTTCTAATGATCCTTTAGTTATCGGAAGCCTTAGTTCAACTGATTCAAATAATAATAACTTAGGTAGTGTTACTTATACATTATTATCTGTTTACGATTCTAATAATGCATTAGTTACACCAACACCATTTGATATTACAGGTAATAGTTTAAGAGTAATAAGTGGTGGATTTTATCATGGTACAAATGGAGAATCTTTTACAGTTAAAATTAGAGCATCAATTTCAGGCCAACCTTCACACGATCAAGATCTTTCTGTTATAACATCAAATGTAGCACCATCATTTTCTTCAAGCTTGCAAACATCAATAAATATGATCCATTTTTCTGTTGGTGACCCTTCGGCACCAGGTGGGAGTGCTGTATCAGGCTTGGATATAAGTCACAATGCTAAGAACGGTAGTGGTGATCCAAACAGAAATGGAAATGATTTAAGTTTTAGCATACAAAGTGTTCATTTAAAAACTTTAGCAAATGGAAATGCTGTAAACCCACCTACAGAAATACAAAATCAAACATTATTTACTTTATATGGAACGGAAATTCAAAATTCATCGTATTTTGCAGTTTCGGAAATAGGAAAAGTTTATACTGTAAAAGTTAGGGTAACGGACTCGGGCGGTTTGTATGCAGACCATAATGTTGATATAACCATTTCAAGATTAACATTACCTAGCATGTTGGAATCTGTTACCTTTAATGGTTTATGTTCACCGTCTACTACTACTTTATATTTAACAAAATCCGCCGCTTCTTCAAGCAATAGTGTTGCTGTAGGGGATATAATTTATTATGATAATAACGGGACAATAACGCCATACTCGGGGCATGTTATAACGGCAACTAGTTCTCCTAATACTGGCGACGGCTATTATGCTAAAACAATTGGTGGTAGCACTACTGGTGAAGTAGCTGGAATTTTTGAAAGAGATTGTGGAGTTGGCGGAGGAAGCGGATCAGGATCGGGTGGCGGACCTCCAGGTGGGCCAGATTAGGGTTATTGTAAAACATGTAATAATTAAGTAATGGCAGTAACTAAAGAAATTGGATTTTTTAACGCTTTTGTTTTAAAGGCAGATACGTCAAATAAAATATGGCACATTGAAGAATCTAGAATAAAAGGAGGCTTTAATAATACAGCTTTAGAGTTAGGCGTTAGAGCTTATTTAGTAGATGAAGAATATGCTGCTGAAAGAAGAAAAAATGCTATAATTTATTCTGGAATATACAATTCTAAAACCGGCGTAAATAAACTAAATCAATTTAGTATAGGAAATAATATAACAAAATCAGTTGATTATGCTGATGGTTCTATACAAAAGTTACACGCTGAAGACACTAATTTATTAATTTTACAAGAAGATAAAGTTAGTAGAGCTCTTATAGATAAAGATGCAATATTTACAGCGGAAGGAACATCAATAAAATCCACCAGTAATATTGTTATTGGACAAATCATACCTTTTTTAGGTAAATATGGGATTAGTAATAATCCAGAAAGTTTTGCTGTTAAAGGTGGAATGAAATATTTTACTGATAAAAAAAGAGGTGTTGTTATTAGATTATCAAGAGATGGTCATACTGAAATTTCTTATTATGGCATGCGAAGCTGGTTTAAAAGTAATTTAAAATCAGCAGATAAAATAATAGGAATGTATGATAACATTAAAGATCAGTATGTTGTTTCTTTACAAAACAATTCAACTTATTATACTTTAGGTTATGACGAGTCATCAAAAGGTTGGACTAGTTTTTATACATATAAACCAGAAGGTGGATTTACATTAAACAATATTTTTTATTCTTTCAAAGATTCAAACATATACAGTCATTACACTTCTAACAATTATAATAAATTTTATGAAGGCGATGAAAATCCATATAAAGAATCAAAAGTAACAATGGTGTTCAACAACACGCCTTCTGCTGTTAAAGTATTTAAAAATTTATCTTATGAAGGTGATACTGGGTGGCAAGCTAAAAACATAATTACAAATGATACAGGTGATGTAGCATTTGATGTTAGTCAGTATAGCATATCAATTGATTATGATACTCCTGGGCTTTCTTCATTTAATAAAAAAGAAAATAAATACTTTAGTTATTTAAAAAATAATTCTCCATTCGGAAACGATGAAGTTTTATTTGCACAAGAAATATCTGGCATAAAAGGAATGTATATGTCGGTTGATTTTGAAACTTATGTACCTAGCCTGGTACAAACAACAAAAAAAGAATTATTTGCTGTTTCTACTGAAACGGTATTATCATCAAATTAAAATAAAAATATGAGTTTAGCATTAATAGGAACCGGTGTAAGCCTTATAAGTAATGTCTTTGGAGGTTTTGGGGCTAGGAAAAGAGCTAGAAGAGCTAGGCGACAAGCAGCTGAGTTTGAAGCTAAAATACGTGCTTTTGAAGCCGGCAGACAACAAGTTATAAATCCTTATGAAAATATTAAAGACCTTAGCAGCATGATAACTAATCCATTTAGTAATTTGCAAGTTGCTACTAAAGCAGCAGAAATACAGGGTGCAGAAGCAGATATTAGCTTAGCTACTACATTAGATACATTAAGGGCTACGGGT